TCAATTGAACAGCATGAACTATTCAGCGTTTATTATTCGATTGAAAAAGATGATTCTACTGACAGGTTCAATATCATCGCAACAGTAACAACTGAGAACTATGTCACAAGAATCGGAATCACATGCAATGAAGAATTCGAAAAAGGCGAGTTTTCAGAACTAGGTGAGCCTTACCCACATTTCTTAGGTGAGGACCCTATCATTGAGTATAGAAACAACATGGACTGCATTGGAGACTATGAACAGCAGATTTCTCTTATTGACGCATACAATACATTATGCTCTGACAGAATCAACGATAAGGAGCAGTTCATTGACGCAGTACTTGTTGTCTATGGTGCTCTTTTAGGTGATGACGATGAAGAAGCAACAAAAGCTCTCCAGGCTATCCGTAAGAATGGTGTTATGGAACTTCCTAGTGATGCACGCTCTGAATATCTGACTAGAACATTTGACGAGAATGCGGTGGAAACACTCAAGCGTTCAATAAAGGAAGATATCTATTCACTTTCTCACGTTCCTAATCTGACAGATGAAAACTTTGCTGGCAACAGTTCAGGCATTGCCATTCAATATAAGCTTCTAGCCCTTGAGACCCTCACCAAGACAAAAGAGAGATATTACAAGAAAGGGCTTAAGAAGCGTATAAGAATTTTCTGTACTTACCTCAATCTAAAGGCGATTGCTGCTGATCAGTCAATGATTGAGCCTGTATTTACAAGAGGACTTCCACAAAACCGTCTTGAATTATCACAAATCATTGCGAATCTTAAAGGTGTTGTATCAACTAAGACACTTCTTGCACTCCTTGACTTTGTTTCAAACGTTGATGATGAAATGAAAGAAGTCAAGAAAGAACAACAGGAAGCACTTGAAACACAGAAGCAGTTATTTGATACCGAAAATCAGAATACTCCTCCAGAAGATGAAGAAGAAACAGATGATCACGAGGAAGATGATAATGATGATGACAAAGACAAGGAATAATAGTGTTCTGTTATGACCGACATCAAAAATATAAAGTACTGGGAGATGCGAGAAGCAAGGAACATGTACAAGGATATGCAGTTAGCCGAGGACTGCGCCAATGAGTTGAGCGTAATCTATAGCAAGGCTGCAGTCTACACTGCCAAACAGATTGAGGGAATATTCAATAGATTCGCTTCAAAGCATCATCTGACAAGAGACGAGGCTATTAACCTTCTCTCAGAGGCTGATGGTAAAGATTTTGAAAAACTGCTTGAAGTATACAAGAATAAGACAGGTGCCCAAAAAAGAGAAGCACTAGCAGAATTGGAAGCTCCAGCATACAAGAACCGTATGAAGAGGCTTGACGATATTAACAAGTCTATTAATAAGTTGATTAATGCCATTGCATCCAAAGAAAGAGATGCAATAGACAAGACAATGCGACAGGTCTATGAAAGCAGTTATCACCATGCAGTATATGAAGCTGCAAGAATGAGTGGTCTAGATCTTCAGACAGGCCCTATTGATGAAGGCGCTCTTGAAACCATTCTGAAAAAGAAATGGTCAGGACAGAACTATTCCGAAAGAGTATGGAACAATACTCAGAAGGTCGCTGATGCACTAAAAGAGGAACTCATGATAGGAGCCCTCACAGGAAAGACAGAGAAGGAAATGACCGACTCAATCAACGAACAGTTCCTATCAGGTAGAAATAAAGCTAGAAGACTTGTAAGAACCGAATCATCATACATTCACAACGAGGCGCACTTCCAGGCTTACAGGGATTACGGCATAGAGGAGTATAGATTTGTTGCAACACTAGACCTTAGAACGTCCCAAATTTGCCGTGAGAGGGACGGAAGTGTATGCAGGGTTAATGATAAGAAGATAGGTGTAAACGCCCCTCCGATGCACCCATGGTGCCGTTCTACTACTATTATGAATCTTGACGATGAAACTATGTATAATCTAGAAAGATTTGCAAGGGACCCTGTCACAGGTGAAAGAATGAAGGTTCCAGCGGACGAGACTTATAAAGAATGGCATAAAAGAATGGTTGAAAAGCATGGTGCAGATGCAATTAACACTGCTGAGAAGTCAGCTAAGAATTATTCTAGTGATAAGATTCAGTACCAAAATTACTGCAATGTTCTTGGAAGCAAGTTAGTTCCTGGTTCATTAGAAAAGTTTCAGGAAGTAAAATATGGCAATAAGAGCCAGTGGAATGATTTAAAGTATAAATTCAGGACAGTGAATCGTTATAAAACAGACTATGGTAAAGTCGATGCTGAAACGATTCTAGAACTAGATAAAGAAGCCCTTACTGCAAAAGACGAATATATGACAACCAAAGCAGGAAGAGGAAATGTTGCTTCAATGAAAATTGGTGATGATATATATATTGCTTCAAGCCAAATTTCAAAAGTATCTGACTCTAATTATTTGAATTATAAAGGAGAAAAATCAAAATTAATTTTATCGCCTGATAATGCCAGATTGACGCCTCATTTAAAAACAGTTCCATATAAGGGACACGAGGGCGAATATTCTAGAGATGTCGATACAGAATATAAGTTTTTTGAATATATTTATGACAAAATTTTAAAAGGAGAATTAAAAAATCAAGAAATTTTCATCTTATCTCAAAAAAGCATGTGTTTTAGCTGTGATTCAGTTTATAATGAACTTGTAAACAAGAAAGAAGTTATAGATGCAAACATCAAAATAAATGTTGTATCTGGGAAAAATAACAAATTATGGGATTATAGAAATTACAAAACCGATGCATTAAACAATATTAAAAAGAGGGTGAAAAAATGAGCGAATATTCTGATTTTAAACATGACTTTAGGACGGATTATGAAACCGGGGATCAATCACGAGGGATGTTCCATCTTGATGACTTAGGGCCTTCTTTTCAAGGTGACCCGATGTTTGCTTTGCGTGTTTCATTAGCTTTAGCAACTATAGAAGCAGAATTATATCCTACACTTAACGATGGAGTAAACTATATGTTTTATCATACTTATGAGAACATAGACAGGATTGTTGTAGGGGTGCACGTTGAAACACAGGAAGAATTGGATGAAATGAAGCGTGATAGAGATTTTGTACTTAATTCAGGCAAACTTGATTATGAAGATGCCTTTAGAGACGAAATGAATAAAAAGGAATAATGAAATATGGCAAGAGATGATTATCATGTAATTGTTTATCAGATTCTATCTTACCTGTATATGCAGCTAAAGCAAGGCAAGGATATTGATGCATCACTCATAAGACATGACAGTAAATATCTGCAGATCAACAGAAAGTACTGGACTTATGTCATTGTGAATCTGTTGAATGATGGATATATCAGTGGGATAGTAATTGACCAGGATATAGATGAAAACATAGATATATACAACCTTGATAAATGTGAGATTACACCAAAAGGCATAGAATACCTTACTGATAATTCAACTATTGAAAAAGCCAAGCGATTTATGAAAGACTTGAAAGACATATTACCGTTCGTATAAGCCGACTATCTAGTCGGTTTTTATTTTACCCAATTTCAAGAAAGGAGAAATCATATGGCTGAAGGATTGAAACCACATCATCATCAGTACTTTGAGTATGACTGTAAAAGTCATTTTGACAGCCGTAGGCACGTCATTGTTAAGAAGGTGACATATATGTGTATGATATGCGGAAAACTCTCACACGAGACATATGAAGAGTACTGTCCGCCTCCCAAGGAAAGAAAACCTAAAGCATTGATGAAATACAGAAGCAGACAGAAGAGCGGTTGATGTTCTTCTTTTTTTCTGTCTGTCCATAACGTGCATATGACATTAAAAGGTGCATGGATATAACAGTCATACGGACTATAAACGGAGGAGTTAAGTTATGGAATATATTAAGAATATGATGCCTTTGAACCTTCAGCTTTTTGCGGAAGAAGGGGAAGAGGGGGAAGATGATACAGGCGATGAAGGGAATCCTGATAATGCGCAGTCAGGTGAATCGGAAGATGATAAAGCCAAAGTAACAACCCTCACAGAAGACGATGTGGACAGAATCGTCCAGAAGAGACTTGCCCGTGCAAGAAAGAAGTGGGATAAGGATCATACGGAAGCCGAAAGGCTTCAAAAGATGACAGATGATGAAAAGAAGCAGTATGAGGAAGACAAGAGAAAAGAAGATCTTGACAATAGAGAAGCAGCAATTACTCGTAGAGAACTGACTGCAGTTGCCAAGGAACAGCTTAATGCTGCAGGAGTTCCAGCAGACATGGCTGATTTCATTGACTACACTGATGCTGATTCCGTAAATGAATCTGTCAAAAGACTCTCTAAAGCATTCAAGGGAGCAGTTCAGCAGTCTGTTGATGAACGATTAAAAGGGAAAGCACCTTTAGACAAGGCAAAAAACAATGTATTGACTGCTGAAGAAGAGAATGCAAGAAAGGCATTCGCGAATGCACTTAAATTTTAGAAAAGAGGTATAGAACATGGCAATTAACACATTACAGTATTCAACTATTTTTCAGACTGAATTAGATAAACAGATGGAGCATCTCACTCTTACATCATGGATGGATGCCAATGCCGGACAGATTAAGTATGACGGTGGTGCAGAGGTAAAAATCCCTAAGATGTCATTAGTTGGCTTAGGAGACTATAACAGAGATGAAGGATATAAACAGGGTGCTGTCACTCTTGAATATGAAACATTCAAAATGACACAGGACCGTGGAAGAAAGTTCCTTCTTGATGCAATGGATGTGAACGAAACCAATTTCGTTGCATCTGCTGGCACTGTCATGGGAGAATTCCAGCGTTTACATGTTGCCCCTGAAGTCGATGCTTACCGTATTTCTAAGGTTGTTTCTGATGTTACAGCAAAGAAATCAGCAAACATCCTAACAACTGCATTGACTGAACAGAATATTCTTTCTGAATTAGAAAAGGCAGCGGATACTATCCGTGATAAAGGATATCAGGGCGATATCATCTGTCATATTACATATGATACTTTAAGATTATTAAAGGAAAAGATGGTAAACAGCAACCTTACATCAGGTAAATTAACTATTGGAAATATCACATTAGATATCTATAAGCTTGATGAAATTACATTCATTCCTACACCAAAGAACAGAATGTATTCAGCTATCAAGGTTGATGCTGGAGCAACAAAAGACGCAGGTGGATATACAAAGGGTGAAACTGCTAAGAATGTAAACTTCTTAATGGCGCCAATCAATAGTGTTATCGGTGTTACTAAGCAGGACAAGACAAGAGTATTTGACCCTGATACTAACCAGGATGCAAATGCTTGGCAGATTGACTATAGAAGATATCATGACTGCTGGGAAAAGGACAACATGCTTGACCTAATCATTGCTAACGTCTCAGCTGATGCATAATGATCATTGTAAAAAGAATCAACGTTGAAAGAGTCATCCATGAGGATGACCTTCAGCGTTATACAAAACAGGGATATCGTGTCATTGAAGACAAGAAGAATGATGAAGATACTCCTGTAGAAAATGCAGAAGTGACAGACCTCAACGATATGACTGTTGACCAGTTAAAGACTATTGCAAAGGAAAAGGGCGTTAGCGGATATTCTAGTCTTGTTAAAAAGGAACTGGTCGCAGTTCTCACTAAGATGCAGGAGGAGTAATCTATGGATCTAGTTGAGATTGTTGCTGAAAGAACGGGAATGAGTCAAAGCCGTGCAAAAATCTATGTTGAAATGGCAAAACAGCGTGCTCTAGCACATACCAACCGCACTGTATACATCACTGCAATGGATTTCTGTGTGGCTGATCTAGCATGTGCCATGTACTTCAGAGAGGGCATGGTGGGAGAATCATCACACTCAGAAGGTGGCATAACATCTACTTTTCAGTCTTCCACTTTTGAAGATATTCTCTCAACTCTCAACAACTTGAGATTGATTCGTGCAGGAGGAATCGTTCACGAAAAGAAGCCTGAGGGGAACCAATGAGACTTTCAGCGCTTAAGAACTATCCTGTATATGAGCCTGTCATCGAAAAGGACGGCGAAGGTGTCACTACTGAAAAGTGGATCAAGAGAAAATCAATGCTTCTTGAGATATGGCCTGCATCCGGTAAGTTACAGGCTGAAATGTATGGGGAGAGACTGAACTACATTCTTAATATGATTCTTCCTAAGAATTTGGATGATGATTTCAGACCCACTGAAAAGTGGGGAGTGAATGTCTATAATCAGTCAATTGATGAACCGGATTACAGAATCATCAGCATGAAGGAATATAACAGACACTATCTCTATGAACTGGAGAAGATTATTAAATGAGTCTCAATGGTGCTAATGAATTATTTAGAAAGCTTCGTGCTATAGATGTCGTTCTTGAGAATCCTGAACAGGTTCTAGGAAAGGCTGCGGAAACAATCAGAAGTGGTTGCGTTCTTGAATGCCCTGTAAATAATGGTGAATTAAGAAATTCCATTAAGACAAGAGTTGAAGGCGACAAGGGATATGTTTATACAAATAAGGCATATGCTCAATATGTCGAATTCGGAACAGGTCGAAAAGGTGCTGCAGACCATTCTGGAATATCTCCATACGCAAATCCATCTTACACTATGGAGCCTTGGTGGATTCCGGAAGATAAGCTATCAGACAGCGCGATAAAACATTACCATTGGGTAGTCATTGAGGTTGATGGTAAGAGATATTACAAGTCGGACGGACAGGCTGCACAGCCATTCATGTATCAGGGAGCAAAAAAGACTGAAAAGAAAGCAGTAAAAGAGGCTGGTATTGTAATCAGCCAGTTAATCGAAAAGGATTAGGAACTTATGATCAACATTAAAGATAAAGTATATAAGGCTCTAACAGATGAAGGCCTTGAAGTCACTGATATCTATCCTAAGGATTGGGCTAATCTTCCAGCGGTTCAGTACGTTGAGGAAGATAATAGCGTATCGGAATGGACAGATGACAAAGAGCAGATATCACATGTCCTTTACAGAATTGAAATCTGGGATACTAAGAGTACGTCAGGTACAGCCTTGAGAGTTGATAAGGCATTATCAGCTATGGGGCTCAAGAGAGTATCATGCAGAGATATTGATGATGCATCAGGACTTAGACACAAGAAAATGAGTTATGAAGCATATTATGATAGTGAATACATCTATCATGGTATGTAACTGATAAGGAGGAACTATATAATGCTAGCAAATGGCGCTAAATTATCTTATGACAAGACAAACAAAGGAACTTCTTTTACTGACCTTCCAGGGTTGAAGAAGATTCCTGAAATGGGTATTGAAAAAGAAAAGGTTGAAAACTCTTCACTTGACGATACAGTTAAAGTCTATGAATTTGGTATTGGAGACCCTGGAGATCTTGAATACACATTCAAGTATGACAACAGCAAAGAAACATCTTCATACAGATTAATGAGAGAACTAGAAAAATCAGGAGCTACTGCAATGTTCAAGGAAACATTGAAGGACGGCACTACAACTACATTCTCAGGACAGGTTACTGTTAAGAGAGCGGGTGGTGGTGTTAATGATGCTATTGAATTCACAATTTCAATCGCATTACAGTCTGAACTCAAAATTGCTGACCCAGGAGAAGCAGTAGCGCAGTCTGATGAAACTGCTTCTGAAGCAGTATCAGAATAGAAAGGAAGATATAGGTAAATGGCAGAAAAAGCAAAAAGAAAACCCTTCATCATTTGGAAGATTGGGGAAGAAGAATATAAATTGAAACTTACAACAGGAGAAATCTCAAGACTAGAACAGATGTATGGGGGAAGTCTTATCAACCTTCTTAATACAGAAACAGGCATGACACCATTATGCACTATGCTGGACATCGTTCATGGTGGTCTTCAGAAATTCAACAGTAACATCGACAGAAGCGATGTGAATGATATGTTTGATAGATACATTGATGAAGGTGGCTCACAGACAGAGTTCCTCAGTGATATTCTAATTCCATTGTTCCAGGTATCGGGTTTTTTCTCTGGGGCTCTCGAAACGAAAATGGAAAAGGAAATGGCGGAAGCCAAGAAGAATCTCTAGAAGATATCCTGATTACAGATTACATATACAAGGCGGTCTATGATCCAGCGCTTGATGCTGGAGTAGACCCCTTTTCATTTTGGAATTATTCGTTAGATGAGCTATACGATATTATTTCAGCGCATGAAAGAAAGAAAAGAGAGATGGTGCGACAGGAAGCGATATCTCTTCAGATACAGGCTTTTCAGATAAGGGATTGTATCGCCACTGTCCTTAATGGAAAGGATGATTCATTCACTCCTACACCTTTGTGGGACTTCTATCCTTCACTTTTTGAAGAGGATAGGAAAGAGTTTGAAAAAGAGAAGGAAAGAAAAGAGGTCGCAAGCGCTAGATCTTCTCGTATTGCCTTCAGTAGAAGACATAATGAAGCATTAAGAAAAAGAAAGGCGGTGATGCAGAATGACGGTAGAGGAACTGCAGATAGTAATATCTGCTCAGACGAAATCAGCGAAATCAGAACTGAACAGCGTGAAGAGTGAAGTCACCAGCCTAAAGAATCATGTTGATAAGGTTACAGGTTCAATTGGCAATTCATTTAAGAGTATTCGCAATATTGTGGCGGGTCTTGGTATTGCTTCTCTGATTAAATCAACGATATTAGGTAATATTGATGCTGCAATCAAGAGAGTTGATACTCTTAGCAATTATAGCCGTGTGATGTCGAATCTAGGCGTTGGCAGTGTTCAAGCGAATGCATCGATACAGAAACTAAGCAATAAGCTTATTGGACTTCCAACAACCCTAGACGATGCATCAGGCGCAGTACAGAGATTCACAGCAGTTAATGGTAACATCTCTAGATCAACTGATATGTTTCTTGCCCTTAATAATGCTATTCTAGCCGGCGGTGCAAGTTCCGAGATACAGAAATCAGCCTTAGAACAGTTGTCACAGTCATATGCTAAGGGTAAACCCGATATGTTTGAATGGCGTTCAGCGATGACTGCAATGCCTGCACAGATGAAACAGGTGGCTGAGGCCATGGGTTTTGTTAATGCTTCTGCACTAGGCGAGGCATTAAGAAATGGAACTGTATCAATGGACCAGTTCATGAATACTCTTATGCAGCTAAACACTCAGGGTATTAACGGCTATCAGTCATTTGAGGAACAGGCAAGAAATGCGACAGGTGGAATTGCTACATCAATCGCTAATATGAGAACAGCTATTGTTAGATGTATGTCCGAAGTAATGAATACCATCGGGCAGTCTAATATTGCTGGATTCTTTACAAATATTGCAAAGGCAATTAATTCATGCGTCCCATATGTTGGTGCATTCACTAAAGTTATTATGGTCGCCGTTGGGTATCTGACGGCACTGTTTGGCGGTAAATCAAAGAAGTTGAGTTCTTCCTTTGGTGGAGTGTCAAACAATGCTAAGAAGGCAGCAGGAAACACAGGTGCTCTTGCAAAGAAAATGAGCGATGCTTGCGACAGTTCACAGAAGCTTTCTAAAGGCGCGAGCGGAACAGGAAGCGGATTAAAAAAGGCAGCAGGTAATGCTTCTAAACTTAAGAAGGAATTGAAAGGAGCTCTTGCTGGATTCGATGCAATCAATAACATCAATTCAAGCAATGGTTCAAGTGATCCATCTTCAGGTGGCTCAGATGGTTCAGGTGGTGCTGGTGGTTCCGGTGGTGATATCGGCGGATTCAGCATGGATGACAGTGGTGCAGAAGAACAGAAAGGGCTTCTTGAAGAAGTAGACAAGCAGTTAGAAGAAATCAAGAAGAAGGTTGCTGAATTCTTCCAGCCATTAAAGCAGTCATGGGATAAGTTTGGAGCGCCAATGATTGCAGCTGCAGTATATGCATTTAATGGCGTCAAGAACCTTCTTATGGAAATCGGCAAGTCAATGTACACAGTGTGGGAAAACGGCACAGGTGCAAAGACTGTCGAACTGATATTGAAGATATTCACTAACATCTTCAAGATAATTGGCAATATCTCTCAAGGGCTGGCCGATGCATGGAATACTTTCGGTCTAGGTGATTCAATCATCCAGCATTTATGGAATATATTTAACTCTATATTGAAGATCATCAATGAGATTCTGAAAATTGTGAGAGATGTTACTAAGGCGATTGACTGGACTGCTGTATTAGGTGCAGTGGATGTGGTTCTTATTATCATTGATGGGTTATTCTCTTTCATAGCAGATAATGTAGGTCGTATTCTTGGCATACTCTCAGTTATTGCGGGATTATCATTATTTTCTACTCTTGCTGGAATTCTTGGTACTGTTATCACACAGATACAGATTGCAGTGGGAGTATTTTCAGGTTGGGCATCACTTGCAACTGCATTGAGTGGTGCATTTGGAATTCTTCCACAGATATTCGCATCTATTGTAATGGCGGTGAATCCTGTAAATGTCATCATAGGGGCAGTCATTGCTACAGTTGTAGATTTATGGCAGAAGAGTAAGAGTTTCAGAGATGACATAGTAAGCATTCTAGGAAATATCGCCACTATTGTTCAGAAGGTATTTCTAAATATTGTTGCACCTATCATTGATACAGTTGGTAAAATCATCATGGATTTTGTAGAAACTGTTCTCAAACCGTTGTGGAACGCATGGGAGAATGTATTCCAGAGCATAATGGGGTTGGTAAGTGATTTCTTAAAGTTCGTCACACCAATCTTCAGCACAATTCTTGATATTCTAGGACCTATATTCAAATTGGCCTTAACACTATTGAGAGGTGTATTTGATATGGTATTTGCTGCAATTAGAGGAATTATTGAACGTGCAGACAAAACAATCTGCGAAAGAGTCAACAATATCAGAGAATTCTTCCGTAATCTAGGTGAATGGATGGAAGGAACTTTCGGTTTCAAATGGAAGAATGTGTTTGAAACGGTTAAGAATGCCGTCAAGGCGTTCAGAGACTACGTGGGTCCTATCATTAATTCATTGGAAGTTATTTTCATGGGTCTAGCTAACTTCATCGGTGGCGTGTTCTCAGGCAACTGGAGAAGAGCATGGTTTGGTGTTAGACAGATATTTGAGGGTATTGTTTCCGGATTAGGAGCTATCTTCAAGGCTCCATTGAATTTCATGATTGATGGAATCAACAAATTCTTAAGCGGTATTGGTAAGATAAAGATTCCTGATTGGGTTCCTGGTGTCGGTGGAAAAGGATTCTCAATTCCTAGGATTCCTAGACTCGCAAAAGGTGGTATCGTAAGTGCATCCACTATTGCCAATATTGGTGAAGCAGGAACAGAAGCAGTAATACCATTACAGAGAAACACACAGGGACTTGATATGATTGCTGAAAAGATTTCAGAAAGATTATCACTTTCTCAGAATGACGGCACAGGCGCTACCTACGTCATTAAATTGGTACTTGATGATGGCAGAGTAATTACTAAGATGGTGATTGACAATATCAAGGATTATGAAGCACGCACAGGCAAGCCTGTATTTGACTATTAGGAGGTGGAATAAATGGCAGATGAAGCGAAAATCAAGATAAACGGAACACTTATTCCGACTCCTTCAGAGATCAGCGTAGAAATCAATGATTTAGATTCGGATAGTGTCAGACCTGTTTCAACAGGCATCTTAAGAAGAAATAGAATACGTTCTAACATGCTTAAGATTACATGTACATATAAGTTGAATACATTCACAGATGTAATGAATATTCTGATGGTACTCACTCCGGCAGAGTTCACGGCAGAACTCTACATTCCTGATCATGGTATCAGAGGAACCAAGAAGATGTATGCTTCAAATAAGAAGTACAATTATAAGAGAGTGCAGTCTGGTCTAAAGGCAGATTCATTCTCTTTCTCTCTGATTGAGGTGTGATCATATGCTTATAAAATATGGAGAGACAAATGTAACGGACAGACTTCTTGATTATAAGATGTCTGTCTCTTTTGCTGACTGCCGTATGATAGGCAACGTGCCATCAATTGAACTGACAATGAAGTTCGATAATTATGACGGCATTCTTGACAATATCGACATCAGCAAGTACTGGGAAGTCAAGGAGAATGATGCATCTGATACAAGATACTTCAAGGTGTATGATCAGCCGGAGAAGTACACCAAGGAACTCACTCTTAAGATGTATGACAACAACTATTCTCTTGACAAGGCATACGATACTAAACTGTCTTATCCTGTCACTATAAAAGACCAGCTAGACGAGATTGAAAGTCTGACTGGTCTTTCTATTATTCGTGAAGGAATACCGCAGTACGTTCTTGATAAGAGCGTATCATGGTACGATAACACGATTGTAATAAGAGACTATCTCGGATGGATTGCGGAACTGTTTGCAGCAAATGTCTATGCAGAGGGAATTGATTCTATTAGGTTTGTACCAATTGAAAAGAGCGCCTTTGCTGCTACACAGGATTTAACAGACTATGAGAAGAATGAAGTGTATACACTCACAAGAGTATATGCTGAAAATGGGCTCAATCCTCTTTCTAAAGGCGACGAAACAGGAAATACGCTATTTATTGATTCGGCTAATCTATATGCAGATGAACAGAGCATTATAGACAGCATCTATGACAGACTTAAAGGATTGGCTTTCAACCAGGTGAAGAATGTCACAATGATCTCGATTGATAATCTTCTTCCTGGTTGTCTTGTCAATTATAACAGTAATGAATTCACTTTCTTTGTATCGGATCTAACTGTCAATTACAAGGGTGGACAGTTCTCTATGTCTACGGTTGACGGCAGTGTGACAACAAAGAATGAAGAAAAGACAGTGAATCGTGTATCTAATACAACACGAATCAGAAAGCTGCAGGTCCAGCAGAACCAGGAATCATTGAAACTTGATATTATTGCTAAAGAACAGGAAGGCATCAATGACAAGATGGCTCAATTAAGTCTGTCCAATGAGAAGATATCACTAAGGGTTTCAGAAGTTGAAGAAAAGGCTGGAGAAGCAATCAAACAGGCACAGGGCTCTGTTAAGAAATTTGTTTGCGAATATGCTAGTTCAACAGATGGAGCTACACCACCAGAAACAGGTTGGTCAGAGACTGCACCGACTTGGCGTCCTGGATTCTATATATGGCAGAGAACAGCTACGACGATCAACAATACTGTCACATACAGTACTCCGGTATGTATTACAGGAGCGAAGGGCGAGGATTCTATATTATTGTGTATAGAGTCATCAAATGGCACGACATTCAAGAACAGCGATGTGGCAACTATATTCACAGTAAATATCTATGTGGGTGGAGTTGTGATTGATAACTCTTCAAAATTGAGAGAAACATTTGGAGATAATGCATATCTGCAGTGGCTCATTAAAAGGCACGGAGAGACAGAATTCAGCAAGATCCCGTTAGATGATTCAAGACTGAATGATAATGGGTTCATGTTTACTATTTCAGCAAAGGACATTAAATTCAAGGCAGTATTCAACTGCGAGTTAAACATTTAGGAGGAAAATTATGGCAATTAAAGCGGTCAATCAGATTGACGTTATCGACTTAACCGATGGTTATTCGGTTGTATTAACAAATGACAACTATACTTTTTTAGGTACTACCAGTGCAGTAAACGGCACACAGACAACTACTACACAGGTGATGGCATTATGTGGTAGTGAACAGGTTCCATGCACGGTAGGAACTATTACATGTCCTACAGGCATTTCAGCAGTATCTGACGGAAAAGCACCAATGCCAACAATCACAATTACTGCAACATCTGCATTAACTAAGAGTGGTACTATTACTATTCCTATCGTCGTTGACGGTGATATTACTATCAACAAGACATTCAGTTTCTCAATCGCATTTAAGGGTGCAACCGGACAGAATGGTACTAGTGTTACCGTAAGTTCAACTTCTGTAACATATCAGGTCGGAGCAAGTGGAACTACTAAGCCAACAGGAGAATGGAGTGCAACAGTACCTAACGTACCAAATGGACAGTTCTTATGGACTAAGACTGTTGTAAAATACTCTGACGGCAAATCAACAGAAGCGTATTCTGTCTCTTACAAGGGTACAAATGGTACAGACGGTTCAAATGGTACAAGCGTTACAGTTAGTTCAACTTCCGTTACTTACCAGGTTAGTACAAGTGGTACTACTACTCCGACAGGAACATGGAGCACTACAGTACCAAGCGTACCGAACGGTCAGTATCTATGGACTAAGACAGTCGTTGTGTATTCAGATGGTAAGTCTACAGAATCATATTCCGTATCTTACAAAGGAACAAACGGAACGAATGGAAAAGATGGCTTAGACGCTATCACAATGGCGATCACTTCAAGCGGTGGAACAATTTTCAAGAATACCGCTATTGCTACAACTTTAACTGCTCATGTATACAAGGGTGGAGTTGAAGTTACAGGGTCAGCTTTATCTGCATTAGGAACCATCAAGTGGTACAAGGATGGTGGAACTACTGCAGTAGCAACAGGGGCAACATATACAATCGGTGCCGGCGATATTACAAACAAGGCAACATTCAGCGCACAGTTAGAAGGATAATCATATGATTAAGGCATCGGCTAGCATGACCCTCGTGAGAGTCAATGATGGCGAGGACGGGCAGGGAATTCGCTCAATCACTCCGGAGTATTATCTGTCTGATTCTTCAACACAAATGCCCGATTCAGACAGTGACGGGTGGAAAAGCGTTCCCGATGACTACATTGACAAGCATTATTACTGGGTTAGGTCGAAGATATTATGGGATGATGGAACATATACAACGACCACCCCAGTGCTTGCAAATGACCTAAAGTCAATCATTGATGATTACGACAACAGAATAAACAACATGAACAGTCAGCTGCAGCAGGCGACTAAGGATGCTTCTTCGTCTATAGAACAGACTAAGGCATCCATCTTACAGACTGTATCAGAGAATTATTACAGTGCCTCTGACGGTAAGAACCTTGCTTCTACTGTATCTACTATCCAGCAAACAACAGAAAGCATTCAGATGAATTTCGTCAAGAAAGAGGACTTTACATCCCTTTCTGACAAGGTTTCAAGCAATCAGACACAGTTGAATACCTATATCAGATTCAACGCAGAAGGAATCGAGATAGGTAAACAGGATTCTGAATTCAAGACAAAACAGACAAACAGCAAATATTCGATACTTCAGAACAATGATGAAGTAGCGTACTTTGCGAACAACAGAATGTATAACTCGAATATTGAAGTTTCTAGTTCCTTGAGAATCGGAAACTTCGGATTCATTGTTAATAGCGATGGATCATTAACATTTAAGAAAGTAGGTGGTGACTGATGGCAACAAGCGCATCATGCAGTGCAGCTTTTGGTGGTGGCAATGGTAATGTCACAATGACAATGACACGAACAAGTGTCAATGTTGACGGAAACTATGATTTGTGGACTGCTACACTGACAAAGTACTATAAGTGGAATATCAGCTCTAGTGCAACAAAGTACGGCTCAATGTGGGCTAATGGCGTGCTCATTTGGTCGGGTGGTGTAACAATAGGCGGAAGTGGAACAAAAACACTTGCGACAGTTACAAACATCAAGATTCCTCATGACAGCAATGGTGGCAAGCATTTTGATTTCTCATTCTCACAGGAACTCAAAGTTACACTATCCGGTAATTATGTAGGTAGTGTATCTGCTTCGGGTGGTATAGACTGCGATGTCATTCCTAGAGCAACTAAGCCATACTGCTCTCCAGCATCCGTATATTTTGGTAACAGTGTCACAATCAAGACACCTAGAGCATCTTCTGACTTTGGTCATGTAATCACGTACAGCTTTTATGATAAGACTGAACAGATTGCTGACAACCAGTGGAATGATGAATTTAAATGGACTGTACCGACTTCACTGATCAGTAAGATGCCCAATGCTTCACAGTTCTATATTTGTTTCAGAGTAGATACATACAGTCGTTCCGGTAAATTCATCGGTAGTAATTACTGTACCTTGGATGTTGTACTTCCATCGGGTTATGGACCAACTGTTACAGGAATCACATATACAAATGAAGATACTACTATCGCAAATAGATTCGGAGCATCAACGATTATTCAAGGTGTTTCAAAAGTCAAATGCAATGTATCTACTTCAACAAAGAACGGCGCTACAATCACTTATTACAACAATGAGATTGATGGACAGCTTATTCCTGGTCCTAACAGTTTCTTTACGACACAGCCACTCAAGTCTTCTGGTACAGTTGTTCTTAAATCGACAGTTACAGATTCGAGAGGACAGAAGGCTACACTCTCTAAGAATATCAGTGTTACAGAATGGTGGTCACCATCTGTCAAGAATGTCACTGCACAGCGTTGGAATGTATCATCCAATAAAGCAGATGATGAAGGCACAGCAGTTAAAATCACTTATTCATTCTCAATTACACCTGTTGCAAATAAAAATGATAAGACTGTCATGATTCAGTACAAGAACGGTGAAACGTGGACAACTCTTGCGACTTACACAGATTCATACAGTGGCGAGAACAAGGTATACATATCATCCGCTGGTAAGTTCAGTACAGATAATGCTTATTCTTTCAGAGTGCTTATCAAGGATTACTTCACAACAGACGGCGTTGCATCTTATGCTGCTATCGCTCCTTCGTTTAAGCTGCTTGATTTTTCTGCTGATGGCAGAGGGATTGGTGTTGGATGCAAAGCAGAGAGTGGTAAGTTAAAGGTGGATATGCCTCTTGAAGCGCAGTCATTTAATGGGTATAAGTTTGATTTTGACACAGAAAATCAGATTGACACATGGGTTCCGGTATTGACCGATAAAAAGATACAGCATAGAGTGATTCCGACTTTTGAATGGAGTGGGTGGAAATCATGCGGTACAAATGGATGTAACGTAGCCTTTTATTACAGATACAACGAAGCATTCAAAATGTGTGAAGTAAGATGGGATGGGCTTATAAATGCTACAATCGGTGGGAACACGATGGGGTACGTGTGGGATGGCTTTCCAAGTGATAAAGCACCTAAACATAACATTTTCATTCCGGTGCCAAATGGTGCTTCAGACGCTGGACTAGTCATCAGATTTTATCCTAAAACTAACGATATGACAGCTAATCATTTCACTCTGACATCAATCAAAAACAACATCAATAATCAATATATCTGCGGTACATTCGTGTACTGCTATGCTTAAGGAGAAAGAAATATGAAATTATATGACACATCATTAAAGTATATGGACACTATCAATGCAGTTGGAGGAACTATCGTGGCTGTATTGAGTGCAGTATTCGGCACTCATTGGCTACTGTTTGTAGGGTTTCTCACACTTAACATCATTGATTACATTACAGGAATCAGAAAATCTCGCTTAACAGGAAAGGAAAACAGTGCAAAAGGAGTACGCGGAGTTTGGAAGAAATTAGGTTACTGGCTCATGGTATTAGTTGCTTTCTTAGCGTCTGCAATCTTCATCGAGATTGGGCAGACTATCAATGTTGACTTGAGTATTACTACGTACGTAGGCTGGTTCACTCTAGCATCACTTATTATTAATGAGTTACGCAGCATCATTGAGAACTTCGTGGAAGCCGGAGACAATGTACCATCAGTTTTAACAAAAGGACTAGAAGTAGCAGAAAACGCTATCAACAAGGAGAATAACAATGGGTAATGATGAATTTCTAAAGATTGCAGTTGAAGAAGTAAGAAGATTTACAGAAGAACACCTGAAAGATCCACAGGATTTTGACGTTTATGTTGTGTGGGTGTGCAAGACACTTCAAAACAACAAGGCGCTGTTATCAACTACACTTTCAGACGGTATGTATTTTGAAGCAACTTATAACGGAAATAAAAGAGAAATGTATTTAGATGCATACAAGAAAGAAAAGAATGTGTGCATTAAATTATAAATATTGTTGTGAGAGGACCTGCGCGCCTCTCATTTTTATTTAAATGAAAGGAAGTAAGGAAATGAAAATATTTATTTCTCAGCCCATGAAAGGCTTGTCAGAAAAAGAAATCAAATTCAATAGAGAAAAGGCTGTCAAAAAAATTAAAAGTCTATACGGTGATGATGTAGAGATTATTGATAGTTATATTAATGGTGATGGTACTCCTTTGTGGTATCTTGGGAAATCCATTGAATTACTATCAACTGCCGATGTGGCTTACTTTTTAAAAGGTTGGAATACTGCACGAGGATGCAGAATCGAATACATGTGTGCTGAAAATTATGGAATCGGCACATATTTTGAGGAGGATTAAACAATGGAATTACAGGACACTATTGAACTTATGAACAGTTCTGATTATAAGGACAGATTTAAGGCAGAATATTGGCAGGCTAAAATCAGATATGACAAATTAGATGATATGACTGTCAAATACGAGGCACGTACTTTGACATTCATTCCTAGATGTTCGCTCGATCTATTAAAAGAGCAGAAAAAGCATTTAGGGAATTATATTCGCACTCTAAAGATTAGAGCGGAAATCGAAGGAATTGAATTATAATAAGAAAGAAGGTATAAAATATGAATTTTAACGTACATGGTGGACATAGCTTAAAATGTCGTGGAGCAAGTGGATTATTAGACGAAGTCAATGAAGACAGAAAAGTTAAAAATAAAGTCATTGAGTTGTTAAGAGCAAACGGACATACAGTATATGACTGTACTGATGATAATGGAAAAGACCAGAATTCTAACTTAAAAGCAATTGTAAACAAGTGTAATGATCATAAGGTTGACTTAGATGTATCAATCCACTTAAACGCTGGGGGTGGTACAGGAACAGAAGTATATATCTATAGTGATAATTCAAAAGCCAAAGATGAAGCCGAAAGAATCGCTAAGAATATTTCTAACACTCTAGGTATTAGAAATAGAGGGGTTAAGACAACAACTAAATTATATGTGTTGAGAAAGACTAATTCTCCAGCACTTCTAGTTGAGTGCAGCTTTGTTGACAACGCTATTGATAAGGTAAAATGGAATGCTGACAAGTGCGCAAAGGCAATTGTAGAAGGTATTTTAAATAAGAGTGTTAATGAACACGTTGAAACTCCTACACCTAAGCCACAGACAAACACATCTAATGCTCTAGGCACTTATATGATTACTGCTAGTGATTTAAGTGTCAGAACCGGACCGGGCGCAGGATATAGAAGAAAAACATACAATGAATTAACTAAGAACGCTAAGGCTCACGATTACGACAAGGACGGCTGTCTAAATTATGGCACTCGTGTTACTGTGTCTAAATTCGATGGAGATTGGGCAAAGATTCCAAGTGGTTGGGTTGCTAGAAAGTATTTGAAAAAAGTCTAATTTAAGTTTTATTATGAGTTTATTCATAAAGATGTTGACTAAACTCGACTTAATTTCGACTAAATCTCGACTACATAACAATTTAAAGCATAAGAAAAGACCAGGGC